ATGTTAAAGAAAAGAGGGTGCTTTTTGTCCCCTATTTGTATTTCTTGCATGGTGCAATTATACGCAAAAAGGCGCTAATTGTTATACTGTTCCAACAGTCAAGGCACCAGTTCCCTGCAAAGAAGCGGAGAAGGTGGTAGCGTCGTTGTTGGGGGCGCTCATAGTCAAGTTAGAGAAATAAGCGCTGCCGCTCAATTTAATATCTCCGCTAACTTGAGAAGTCATAGCTACGGTAACACTAGTACCAGCCATAAGGTCGGTAATAATGTCGCTCCAGCTAATACCAGTTACGCCGCCGTCCTCTTCAAAGATACCCTCACAGCTCAAAGTCCAGCCAGCCTCACCAGCTAAAAACTCTTTATAGCCGCCGCTATCTTTGTTAGTTACGTCGATCATGTCTTTAGTAATGTCGAAATCGTTAGAGGTTGCGTTCGCAATTTTCGTTAAGGTTCCGCTTACGTCTTTGTAGATCGCAATAAGGGTACCGTTTACAAGTCCTGAAGTTGCCATTTTATTTTACTTTTTAATTTGTTGCTCGATTAATTTAAATACGTCTTTCTCAATCTGTGCCTTTACCGCTTCAACGTTTTGAGCTAAAGCGTAGCCCATAAAGTTATTGCCTGGCACAATGGTTACCCCGCCGTCATAGCGTTGTATTTTAAAGCCTTTGCCAATTAGGTAAGCGTGCTGGCCTTTCCAGCCTCCGTAAGTGCGGGGGCCTATTAAAACCATGTTTTTATAACGTCTGTTGCGTTCAATAAAACCAATAGAGGCCCGCAGGTTGCCCGTGCGGCTGTTTACCCGACTCTGTGCGCTTGTTACTATTGGCTCAGCTGCTTTTCTCATTATAGAGTAAATCTGGGCCTCTTGCGAAGTCGTTACTTGCTTAAATTTTCGGGCAATATTTTTAAGGCCTTCTACCACTTTTTAGCTCGTTAATTCAGTCTGCAAATTAGCGTACATACGCCGCTCTTTTTCTGCTATGTTTAAGATGTTGTAATAATTCCCGCCCCAGCTTATGCGCATCTTAGTATTAAGGCCGCTAAGGTAGCGAATTATAAAGTTTACCTTAGTCTTATGCTCTCTGCGGTCTGCGTTAACTGGCTCCTGCCCGAAGTCGCTTTCTTTGACCTGGGCCCATACTTGCGCAAACTCAGACCAAGACTGCACACGCTCGCCCGTGTTGGAGCTTACGCTTTCGGTATAGCTCTCTATACTTATAAGTTCGTCAAAGCGCCCGCTGTCCATTTGCATTATATGAATACCTCCAAGCGGTAGGGATCTAACATATACTTAAGGCCAAAGTCTAGGGGCTTCATGCCTGAGCTAGAGGTAACGCTTGAGCGGTTGTCGTAGTACTGACCTACTAACAAAAGCGCAGCGTGTTTAATGCATAACGGCAACTTATTGCCTAAGTCAGTTGTGGCACTAGTAAGCTCAAAGCCTTCAACGCACTCTACTAAGTATTTAGTGCGATCGTCGGTTAAAGAGCTAGGCGCAGACTCGAAGAAAATATCTAGGCCGTAATTCCCTAAAGGGTCGGGAGCGTTGATCCAGTCGGCAGCTTCGAACTCAGTAACAGCGTTAGACTCATTAACGTAATAAACGTGCTCTAAGCTAAGAACTCGGCTAGGTATGCGTAAATAGTTACCGCTAGGCGTTTGAAGGCCGTTAACGGGGTTTATAAGGCTTGGAAGCCCTACAAAGCCATCAAAGCCGTAACGAACTGTCGACTTAATAACGTTGTAGCCTAAATACTGCCCGCAAGCGTCAAAAGCCATACCTATAAGCCCAGTAATATAGCTGTCGTCGCTTGAGCTTGTGACGCGCAAGTGAGACTTAGCCTCTGATAAGGTTAAGTAATCCGTTGCGGCGTTTGCCTGGCTTATAATACGCTTACCCGTTAGCATCTTATTTCTTTTTAGTTACCTTAGGCTTCTCTACCTTTTCTACCTGCTTAGGCTCTTCTACAACCTCGCAAGCTCCCGCCTCTATCAAAAGCTCTGCCTGCTTGTCGTCAAGTACGGCGATATCTCCAGGGCCGTAGCTCAGGTTAAATTGACCGCTAGCGTTAATCAAAAATTTAACTTTCATTTTGTTAAGTGGCTCCTGGGGGCAAGAGTTAACCACCCCCAGGCTCTAGGTTTAAGCCCCTAGCGGCTTGTTAGAGTAATTAGGCATCAATATCCTTACATACTGCGAAAGCAGTAGGCTGGAGCAAATTAACGTCCATGTAAGAATTAAGAACAACGTTAGTCAAGCCAGCAGTAGCGCCGCTATAAGGGTCTACTGTCAACTCCATACCACCCCATGAAGCGATAGCCATTTTAGAGAAGTCTCCAAAAATCATAGCGCTCAAGTCAGAGGCAGCACCTTTAGACAAGTTAGAGGGGCACAAGGTAGTAAAGGCAGCGTTATAGCCGTTCAACTCGTTAGCACCTGAAGGCATGATAAAGTTACCTTCTACACCAGAAGCCTGGCGGGGAGTAGTTTGCAAAGCAGCTTTAACCAAGGGGTTAGTCAAGTAAGCAACACCCTCGCCGTTAGCGTTTTCTACGGCTTTCATCAAGTTGATAACGTCAGCCCAAACAACAGCAGCACCGTTAGCGTTAGTGGCGTTAGAGGCAGCTCCACCAGCGTAAGTAACATTTACAGAACCGTTGGCAATAATACCAGTAGGCTCGTTAGATCCACCACCTTTAATAGCGGCAGTTTCCAAAGATTGAGCCATAGCGTTCAAAAGCCAGTTGCGTACATAGGCATCAATAGAGTTAGAGCTCTGAAGCATCAACTGGTTAGAAACCTGAATATAAGCAGCCAAGCGCTTAGGAGAGAAGGAAACCTTACCGAAAGCAGGGCTCTTTTCGGCAGCTGTGCCGTTTTCAGTATTCCAGCCAGCGTTAGGCAAAGTAGAAGCCTGGGGAAGATCCAAGTTACCTACCAAGCCGTTCAACTGCTGAACACCCAAACCGCGCAGTACAGTCTTAGGCAGCAACACGTCGATAATGCCACCCACTTCGGTAGCGATGTTATAGCCACCCTCAGTACCAGCGGGGCTTCCACCCGTAGCGGTCATGTCACGCTTGAAAACGTCTGAAGGGATCAAAACAGAGTGAGCAGCAACGCTAACACCACTGCGCTGAAACTCGTCGGCAGCTTTGGCGCTCAATTCAGCTTCTACGCCATCTTTGCGGCCAGTAGCAGCCATTTGCAAAGCACGCTTAAAGCTAAACTTCTCGCTCATTTTGCTTACTTCTTTCTGCTCAGAGTAAGAAGATACGCCAGCCAAGTTAGCAGCTTCAGCAGCGCGAGCTTGCAACTTCTCGAGCTTCTCTACTTCAGACTTGATAGAGTCCAAACGGGCGTCAATCTCGTCCAAGCGAGCGCTCTCGCTGTCGCTCATGCTACGGGCTTCTTTTTCGATGTTGTTTTGCAGAGTCTGCAACTCGCCAATCAAGCGGCCGCGCTCTTCTTTCAATGCTTTAATTTTGTTCATTGTATTAAGTGTTTTATTTGTTTCGGTTTAATAGTTCTTATAACGGGCTAGGATTAACTTAACAACGTCAGCGCTTGCCTCGTGTTTGTCAGCCTCTAGCATTTGGCGCTCTTCAATAGCTCCTGAGCAATCGCGGGCGCTTACTGCCGTACCTTCGTAGGCTGGGTAAGTAACTGGGCTAACGTCGTAAAGCTTGCTTATTTTGTTAATAACGCGCAAACCATTTACCCCGTATTTGTCAGAAGTGCGCCACTCGCTGCCGTTCTTTTCAACGGTAAAAGCAAAAGAGCTTTGCGTAATGTCGCCTCGCATAATAGAGCGAACCCAAGAGACGTGGGTAGGGTTCTCGTAATCGGGAGTAAAAGAGTAACCAAGCTCGCCGCTTTCGGTAATAAATACCTTAGCTGTACCGCTTGCCGTTCTGCCTAGCACCAGATTAGGGTCATGGTTGCCCAAGACTCTAACGTCGTCCTCTAGAACCTCGTTAAAAGCTCCAGCGGTTATAACTTCCTCGGCAAAGCCTAAGTCTGTGCGCTGGTCGATAACTGCGGCAACGCCTACAATTTCGGCGGGCATCTCTTGGCCTTCTACCTTTCGGGCTTCTACGGTGCCTACAAAGCTGCGGCGTTCTTTATTCGTTTCCATTTTAAGCTTGCGTATTATTGTTATTCCCGTCTGGGTTATTGTTCTTAAAAGCTGCGCTGGTTAGCTGGTCAATTTTGGCCTGCATATAAGCGTTAATTTGCTCAGACGGCATAAGGTTAGCCTCGATTAAATAAGACTCGCCACCCTCGAAGCCGTTAGCGTCCTCAAATTGGCGGGCCTCGTTACGGCTTAACCAGCCGCCCCTTATACCCTTGTTGTAAAAGTCTGCTCTGTCGTTAGCAGTAGCACGCAGCAAGGAGTTAAAGTTAAACTTAAAGTAATAGTTAACCTTATCTGACTCAGTTAGCAACTTGCGGCGCATCTCCTGCTCAATGTTAATAGCGTAAGCCATTAAGGTACGGCTATAAAAATCTTGGTATTCCTGCTCTACGCTAGACTTAACCCCGTCTTTATTTGCCCCGATCATAGAAGCGGGCACGCCAAAAATACGGGCTACCTCTTCGGCTGAGAACTGGCGCTCTTCTAAGAACTGCGCCTCCTCTGGGCTCATGCTAAGCTTTTCCATAGCAACGCCAGCGGGTAAAACAGTAGAGCGGGCAGAGCCATTAATAACGTCGTCTAAGCTCAGTTTTAAGCCTTGTGCTTGCTCTGGCTTAATTTGGTGCTCAGACTTAAGCAAAAATTTAAGGGTTCCGTTCTTGTAAACGTCGCCGCTTGCACGAATAGCCGCCAGGTCAACGCCCAAGGTTTCGGCGTGAATTTGCACGGGGCTCTTGCCCTCTAGTGGGTTATCAAAACAAAGGCCCTTAAAGTGCAGCATATCAACAGCGGGCACTAGGTTAGGAAAGTTCGGAAGGCTGACCTTGTAAAATACCTGGCCATCACTCAAGACGGGCTTAACGAACTCGGCGCTTATTGGGTGAAGCTCCACGCCAATAAAACGCACGTCGCGATTGATAAAAGCGTAAGCGTTACCTCTAAGCGCAAGCTGGGCCACCTGGTACTTTAAAAAGTCAAATTTTGTTTGATAAGGGTTAGGCTCGTTAACCAAAGCGCTAGCGTAGTGAGCTCGAGCTACTCGCTTGCCGTTGTCTGTCTCTTCGTAAAGCTTAAGATCAAGAGTTGCCAAGCCGTCAGAGATAACCCTAACACAAGCATGGACCGAAGCAATACTTAGAGCTGTGCGAGTATTAACTGCCTGACCGCTAGAGGTCTGGGCTCCGAAAACGTTCGTTAAAGAGTTTATAAGCCACTCAGCAGGGGCGCTTAACGTGCTCCGTTTTTCTAGGCGGCTAGGGCTAAAAAGCCTTTTAAGGCTAAACTGCATACGGCGAAATTACTTAAGGAGGTTAAAACGCTTGCAACAAAGTAGCCCTTACCTGTTCTCTTTTAGCCATCTGCTTAGGGTTGATCTAAATACCCCGTAATCCTTAAAGCGTCTGCGGTTAAAGATAGCCATGTATCGGGCCTCAATTTTCTCGTAAGCCTCTGCGTAGGTTGCAGAGTTTGGCAGCTCCTTATAAAACTCTTTTATAAAGTCGTCCTTAAAAGTTAGCCAAGCGTCGGTACGTATTGCCATTGTGTTA